ATCGTGGTGAGGCAAGGAAGTACAACATCAACTGCTCGATTTGAGTTTGTGACATTAAGTTCATTGCGAGTACCCGCTTCAAGTGCATGGTTTCTTTCGGCGACCATGTTGGTGTTACTTTTCTCACGCGCACAGTTGTGTCATGAAAAAAGCGCACTAACGAATGATGCGTAGATTGCGCTTTTGTCGGCTTTGGTATTCTGACTTCTTTTACTGGAAGCAATGTGTAGAGATTGCTTGTCCCATCACGGCGATCAACACGTACAAGCTCACACTGCTCTAAGAGCTTCATGGCTCGTACCACCGTACTTTTTGAAGACCTCACTCGCTCCGCGATGGTAATCATCGACGGCCACGACCTCTGATCTTCATTCCCTGCAAACGCGGCGAGAGCCGAATACACCCGAAAGGCCGAATCCGGTAAGTCGGAAAACAGGACAGCTTTATGTGTCCATAACCAGTCTCCGCTTCGCAGATCCCGCACTTCTATTTTTGGATGTATGTTGTTACTCATGACCTCGTCAACTTCAAGTATGGCACCGGCGACAGGAAACGCCAAGAGTTGATTAGTGGGTAACTGGTGCATAACTAAAACAATTTACCTTCGTGCATGCTGAACTCGTACCACTGTGCGGGATTGTACTCATTCGCAAGGTCACGGAAGTCCTGTTTTGGCTCACGACCTTTCTTCACTGTCTTTGTTACAAAATCAACGTGCGACTGTAGTGCCTTCGTGATGGTGATAGTTTCATCAAAGCGCTCCTCGATGCGACCACGCCATACCTTCACTTTCGCCGGAACCGGATTACCGGCGAGGGCTTCCCACCCTCGCTTAGTAATCACCCATACTCCGGCCACTCGCTTGTCTCCTTTCGTGCGTAGCTGTGCCACGAGTCCGAGCTTCGATGCCTGTGTCGTGCGGCATTTTACCGCGTGTGACACCGGCAATTCCGGCACTCTGACCTGATTTGCTACCGTGAACTCTAGCCCTTTGTGTCGTCTGTGCTGAACCTCCTGTGCCATCTTCAAGAGCAGAATTGCATCCCATGCATCAAAGTTGAATGTGTACTCAACCATGCTCGCGTCACAGTTCGGACATACATCTTTGCGGGCCAATTCCGGCATTACCATCTTCATTTGTGCTTTCAGAAAATCAGGGTTATCAAGTACCTGTGGATTCTTCTTCACAATCGAGATCATCAGATTGACCATCGCACCGAGTTTGCCACTGTGGTACTCAGTGCGCTCGCTCATACGATGAAGTAAAGAGCAGCACCAATAATTGCAGTAGCGAGAATCATGCCGAACAATTCACCGAATGTGAAACCGTTGCGGCTCGTCACCAACTTGCGAACCACTGTGAGTGTGATTACACCGGCATCAATTTCCTTACTCGTCACCGGTATCTTCTTTCCGACTTTGCCACCGCCGCCCGTAGGTAGTGCATTCTTTTTTCGCAAACGGTACTTCGCCATGCGCTCACGATTCAACTTCTTTCGCGCTTCCTCCTTCGCCTTTGATAGTTTCTTTTCCATATTAGTTTGTTGTTTTTTCTACACTCTTAATCGTCGGGTTCGCGTTCGCCGGTTTCTTTATATCGCGGCGCATTGCGCGAGCGATGAAGTCACCCTCTCCGAACGTCTGATAAATCCACCACGCCATTTTTGCTCTGTCACAATCTTCGGTGAGGTCAAGATGCTTGCATTCCTTCAAGAGTGCATCATCAATCGCTGCCACCACTTCCAGTGCCTTGTTGTTTGTTGATGTCATGTTAGCGCTTCACTGTTTCCTTCACCGTGGTTTTCGGGTATCTCACGGCGAACTTTTTAGTAACGAATCGACCTGTCTTTGCACTACGGAACACCTTTTGCGTTGCCACCTTTTTTTGCTTTTTTGTTTTCATGATTATTTTGTTACTGCATCATTTCTAATGCACCTAATATCTTCTCGTCGTGGTCATGCATGAACTGCAAGTAATCGACTGCATTCACGCTGCATGTCACCGCCTCTACCTCCTGACCGTCTGTACCGATGTACGAACCCTTGTGGCAAAACTGCTCCTTAAACACCGCATCCCGTTCTGCCATGAGTTGTTTTATGTAGTCGTATCTGCCCATACTAAGCCATATAACCTTGTAATCTTTCAATGCCGTGGTCGCCCGCGAATAGCATGTCACCCTTGCCCGCTAGACGTTCGGCCCCTGCATCGTCGAGCACCACCTGTGAGTCAGTGATCTTCGCTGTCTTGAACACCACCTTTGTAGGGAAGTTCGCTTTGATAGTTCCCTTAATGACATCAACTGATGGTCGCTGTGTCGCGATGATAACGTGTATGCCCGCGGCTCGTGCCTTCTGTGCGAGCAAGAGAATCGAGCGCTCAATTTCTGCTGAAATATCTGTCTCCTCAATTCTTGTTTCCTCCTCACCTTTGCGCGGGCCTTGTGCGAATACCTTGCCGGTGAGTATGGTCTTCTTCTCGATATGTCGTGCGGCAATTAGATCGCCGAACTCATCAATGACCACAAACTTTGTCGGCATGTTCTTCATCTCTGCACTGCTTCGCTTCTTTGCTTTCGCCATCTGCTTGTACCGGTGATTCATTTCATCGACCAATGCCCGCAACGATGTATGAATCGGCATGATGTCACACTGGTACTCGACCACATTCGCATCGTCCTGATGCTGTGAGAGTTCCACCATTTTCGGGTCATATAAATGAATCTGCACCCCACTGATTCGAGAGAGTTGTGTAATCACACTCGAAAGGAATACCGACTTGCCGCTACCGGAAGCACCGGCGACAAGCATGTGCGGTGCATTCCTGATGTCGAACCGTCGTGCATTCCCCATCACGTCCTCACCTATTGCAAGGTCAAAGCCGTTACCGGAAGGCAATGCAGGGAAGGTGCGCTCGAATCGTGGCACCTCGAATCCAATGAGCGAGCTATCGGGAATCGGTGCAAGCACCCGCACTCCTGAAACTCCAAGCACCTGAGAAATATCATCGGCAAAGTTTCGTACCTTGCTCATCTTGATACCGATGCTAGGTGCGAACCGGTATAGGTCTACCGTTGCCCCATGCACCAATGAATCGAACGAAAGCATCATGCCGTGTTCCATCATCTTCGTTTGTATTTTTTCTTCGTTTTTCATTTTTGAATAATCTATATTTTTAGCAGCTACAAATTGCTCCTCAACTGCCTTCATGAGTTTCCTCATGTTGCCCGCACTTTGTATCTCTCTTTTAAGTAACTCTGTGATGTTATCGACTTTGTGTTTCTTCATCAGTGCCGCGGTTTCCTCCGGCATATCGAGCCGGTGAATGTATGCGACGATAGCAACTTCATTGTCGAACATTGCATCGACGTTCGGTACGAATATCGCCTCACCATTGAGCGCTCGCGTGATGTCCTCATAGAATCGAAAGAAGAAGTCGAAAAACAAATCATTGTCTTTGAACACCATCTCGTACTCACGAACCTGTGGCGAGCCGTCACTATTCTTTGTGTACTTCGCTTCCTGAAACGTCACGCTGTACGGCTCCTCACCATGCTTTGCATACGTCAGTAGGTAGTAAATCACCGCCTGCAGAATCTTTGCACCATCAATTTTCTCCGGATTGCTGTATGCGTAGCACGTTTTATAGTCAACGATTTTCAGCTTCCCATCGACACGGTCAGTCCGGTCAATGTACCCTTTGAGTGCCACCGGTAGACGTAGCTCGCGCCCGCGCCACTCGACATCAATAATCTCTTTGATTTCATCCTCGACTGATACCAGAGTTTCTTTGTTGTATGGCATCTGCTTCACATACGAGTTGTAGGTGAACGTGAATACCTCAAAGAGTTTTTGCTTGTTCGGTATCGTCTTCGAGTAATTGATGAACCCGTCATTGTGCTTTTCGATATAGTCCATGCCTGAGGTAAGGCCGTACTCGATTGCCTCTGCCTCGTTTGTTGGTATGAGGGTATCACTGCCACCGTAGTACACTTCCATCGCATGATGAAAGGCATTTCCGAGAACCCCTGATACATTGCGGGCCGTATCGAACCGGTCACCATTCATGTACTCAATCTTGAATAGAATCGGATTCGTCGAGAACCTTCGCATCGAACTCGCACTGTAGTGCGGAACCGGAAAGTCAGTTTTTATCGGCGTCGATGGCTGCCTCTCCTTCAACTGTGCTTTGATCGCCTTCGGCATTTGTAGCCCCATGCGTACTTTGGTCTTCCGCACCGACTTTGTCTTGTTTGGTTTTTTCATCTTTCAAAAGATTACCCATGGCAATACCGCTCGACTCTTTCTGTGCGGCTTCCATACGGTCACTGATAATTGAATCTCGATTGTCCTCCGCGATTGCATTCACGATGGTTTCATTCTTCGGTACGAGCTTCGCCACTTGCTTCAATACGGTCTTCTTCCACATCCAAAGTTGCGGGTCATTGTTTTCATTCCATGGTGAAAAGTCGCCTCCGAAACTCTTGCTGAACTTCTTACCCATTGCCAATATATCTTTAGCACTCATCACCTCACTCACCTCGCCACCGGAACCCAATCGCACAATCACATACGCACCGATTGCCTCACCTCTATCACTAAAGTGGTCAGGCCGGTGTGTGATTTTCTTATTCTCAACTTCAAAGAAGTCGTTTTTGCGAACCACATCAGCGACGATCTCGATTGCTCCGGCTCGATAAAACAAAGTCACCAGACCTTGATAGCCTAGTTGGAACTGTGCTTCGAGCACTCCTTTATTCTTGTATGGCAGTACATACGCTTCACCACTCACACCCGACGGCATGAATCCAAGCTGTGCCATGGTCATGAAACTATTTATGACCGACGGCGCTGTGCAGTTCAGCAGTTCAGGAAGTCGCTGCGTTGCCGCGACCACCGCACTGAGGAATGCCATTGCTTTCTTGTCGTCACCAAAATAGTTTTGTATCTGCCTCATGTAGTTCTTTGCAATGACATCTTTCAATATCAACTCGCTCCCGAACTTCGTAGGAATAACCACCGGCTTTGACGCTGTGGGTTTGTTTTGCATGTCGTTACTCATGACGCTATTTTCTTATTCCGGCCTAGAGCTTCACTTTGCCGCTCTCGACACTCTTGATAAACTTCAACACGTTTTCACCTTTGAAGGTGTACCGCATCCCCATTCCGTGACCTCGTATGACAGTCCGTAAAATATCAGCACCCATCTTGTCGGCTTTCACCGCACTCCGATACCTCCGAATGTCATTGCCACAAAAGGGAAACGCATCTGCATTCACCAAGTCCGTGAGTGTATACCACTCGTCCGGCTTGAGTTGCTGTTTTGATTTCGTACCCATGACTTTTTTCTCTATTAGTAATACCTCCAATTATGCATGCTTCGCTATGTTACGACAAGCTGTGACAAGTGGGTAACTCAAAAGAAAACGGCGTAGATTTTGTAACCCCCACCGTGTTCCTATTTTTTGCGCCCACCCATGACCGGCTTCCCGTTTTGCCGTAAATCCTTAGAACTGTTTGACGTAGTACTTGTTTATCATCGCGAGGTGCGTTTCGATGTTCTCTGTCCAATCAGGACACTCACCACTGCCGCGCTCCTCATCGACACAGTAGATGCCATTCATTTCCGCAATGGAAAGGTTCACATACCGTGGCTTTTGCAATAGATATGCAATGTCTTCGATACCCTCGAATGCTGTCCGGTATGCTTTGAATGTACCATCGGGCCGCTTGATTCCTCCACAGTTGTTTTGTCGCCCCACACCGGTAGTGCAAAGCTGTGTCTCTTGCGCCGCAATCGCGACGGCCTCTTGCCATCGCGGTAGCTTCACAATTTCATCTGAGAAAGAAACCAATGCAGGATTGTGTTCACCGAAGAACTCACGTAGAGCTTGCTCTTTCTTCGCATCAGGGAAGAACCCTTTTGCATCTAACTCCTCGAGCTTTTCTGTCGCCTCTTTGAAAGTGCGCTCCCAATAAATTGTTTCGGCTTCCTCTCGCGCCCGCTGTTTGAATGATTCCTCATTCATGATGGTTTCGATTTCTTCTGTGAGTGGGTCTAGGCGCTCTGGTGTCGTCGTAGCGTTGTTTTCGTAAGTCGTCACACCGATCTCGCGAAGCTCCTCACGGTAGATATATCCTAGGCCCGCTGCGCCTACAAAGGCCGCGAGCATACACCACCAAAGTACTCGTTTCATCAGGTCAAAGAACTGTCCAATAATGCGTTTCATGCTTAATTGTTATGTTGTTTAATAGCTTTGCTTCTTCTCGTATTCACATTCGACACTGTGCAAGGTACAGAGTTGAAAGTCCCGTACCTGCAGTTCCAGTGCCGCATTTTGCTCCCGCAAGTCCATGAAGGCCACCCGAATCGGTATGACCACCATGGCTGTAATCGCGGCTGCGAGGATAATCGCTACCAAGATTGATAATGCTGTTGCTCTTTGCATGTCTTAATTGCTTAGATTTGCCCCGTAGGGCCGCGATACCCCTTGTATCGCTACTTCTTATAATAACTCGCTTTACGCTCGATTTTGACCGGCTCATGCCTCTGTCCTAGCATTCTGCGTGGTCGAGCGCCTAACTGAACCCTATTCTTGTTCCACTTGACAGATACACTTTTCTGTACCGACACCATGCATCATGTGTCCTTCTCCATCATCGACATCGGTACTCACTTCCCCTGTTCCGAGACAGTAGGCGCACACTTCCTCTGTGGCACATACCTTCTTGCATCGTAAGCATCTGCGCCCGATACCTCCACTGAGTTCCCAAGTTTCAGCCTCACAGCATTTTGAGATTAGTGTTGTTTCGCTCATACCTTCGTGCTGTCTAATGCTGTTAAATACACGTCACCTTCGATGTAGGTGACACTCACCTCATTGTTTTGAACCTTCCAGTGATACGGCGCTCGATACTCTACATCGCGGAACCCTCGTGCATGCAACTCGTAGTAAAAGTCCATGCACTCATTGTCCCAACTCTCGAAGAAGTAAACCGCATTCGCTCCCATGAGTGGTGCGGCTGAATCCCCTTTGTGGTAGAACCTTCCTCCGAACTTCGTGGCTATCGCGGCTGCCTCCTCAACGTGTTTTCTAGTCGCTATCATGTTTGTTTTTTAGATGAACGTGTAAGTTGAAGCAGTCGCGTGGGATATTTCCTACACCATCATCTGAGTAAAAGGTGCTGAACTCTGCATCTGCAAAGTCCATCGCTGCGTATACCCTGTCTCGTGCCTCCTTCGCCGCGAGATTCAATTCCTCGCGGCATCGCATGCAGTACGGCATTCCTTCGAGGCAATAGCAACCCTTTGGCCTTTGAATCTCAATGGTCGCACTCACCCAACCGGAAGCCGTACCTCTGCCCTTTTGTACTGATACATTTTTGCGCCCGTATCTTTCAGCGAGCGCCACCTTCACAATCTTCGTGATCTCATTTGCACTTACATACTCTTTATGTATTTGTGTCATGACGTTTGGTCTTACCGATACTTTTTAAGAATGTCCTCTATCGCACTGAACACCTCCGGCAACACTATTTCATTGATGCGTTTTGTTTCCGCTTCATTTTTGATAGTCAATGCAACTGGATTTGTGGTGCAGTGACTTCCTCCCCTTCCGAGTACTTCTGCCGCCTCTCGCAATGAGTAAGCGGTCAGCACCAATTCCGTGAAAGTCCACACATCGTTCTCATCAGTGACGGTGAAACTTTCTCCGAAGTGTTTAAGAATCGCGTCGCGTAGGTGAATGTTCTCTGTGCGATTCAGGCCGTCTAAATGGTAGTGAGTATTTTTGTTTCCGAGATACCCGAATCCCCAATACCATCCGCAACTCCACTCCGGTGCGGAAAGGTAGATCACTTCATCATCTACCTTTCCCATCTTGAACTTTTCAGTGAATGTTGTTTTCATTTTTTTCCAAGAAACTTTGTTTGTGTAATGCGACTCCAAGCGCGTCGATGATTTTCTGTGCGGCTCCCGTCACTTCGACTTCGACCATCTCACCATCTTCCTCGAATGTGTATGCCGTGTAATCTTCACCCACATGAACCTTCTGAATGTTTTTTATCATGATGCTTATGCGATTACTCCTGACTCAAACTTCTTTGCGATTGCATTTGCAAGTCGCGCATTTGACTGTTCAGGATTTACTTTGATGTGCTTCGCTACATATCGTGCGAGTACTTCGAGCTTCACATTTACTGGACGACACTTTTCAAGACGAACGTAATCAATGAAGTTGTATGCTACTGCGCGGTCTTCCTTATGGAGTTTTTTACACATATAGTTTTTATTATCTTTGTAATGATTCCCGAACTCTCCGGCGTGTCGTTACCACGCCGGTGTTCAGGTATTTGATTGTCAATGTACTGCTTCCCTCCTCACTCTATTATCTCGTACCTAGCGTTTCTTAGCAATGCCTAACAGTGCATAACTTTTACACGAAAAAACCCCTATATTCAATAGAGGTTTTCCGGCTCCGGCCCATTAGAGGAAGCTCAGAGTTGGAGAATAGCGTCATGAGTAACGACACGAGCGACTATGCTTTGGTTTTCATGCTCTCACAGAAAACCATCTCTGAACTTCCTTAATGAGCCTGAACTGATTTTTTATTACCCTGCGCGTAGAGCTTTCACACCCGAGTACAACCCTGATGATGAAAGTCCGACTACGATGCCACCGATGATGATGGCCGGTAGTCCTGTCACAACAAGTGCAGACAATCCGATACCCATAATAATCGCGGCAATCGGTGCAAACTGTGACGGCACACCGACTCCCTTCACGATCTCAACAAGTCCTGTCACTACAGGAATGAGTGCGAGTGTAAGTGGTGTGATGAATGTAAGTGCTTCCATGATATTTTTTATTAAGCGAACTTTTTATTAAGTACCTCCCTCGTCAGTTGATACACGTATCGACCTCCGTTTTGATCTAACTGCCAATCCGGTAGCAAACGGTTATCTTTCTGCAGTCGCAATACCGCTGCTGCAGTTTTCGGCCCGTAGATACCGTACTCGTCAATCTTCACATCGAGGTAGCCAAGAATTGAAAGTGCTACGTGCAACTTTTTCACTTCATCATTCTGCATGCCGTACTCAATGTTTGTCTCATAGCGATGTCGGAAGTTTTTTGCTTCCGGTAAGTCCTTCACCGTCTTTATGATGGCTTCCGGTATCTCAGAAACTACCCATGCCTCAGTGAAGTAGTAAGGCGCGAGCGTTCCAAAAACAAAATTGTAGTAACCGGCCTCCTGTTCATTGTTGTCGAAGCACCAATCTCTACCCCATGAGTTCGGGCCTGCCAAGAGCATGCCGTTATCGAGTCCATCATACTCATTCATTGCCATGATGTGACCGCCGGTAATCGGTGACGGTACTCTCAGTGGCAGTAAGTCCTTTGCCTTCTTTGTGGGTTTATTATCTTTCGTGCGGAACATGTTCGTACCCGTTGCGAATCGCGCAATGACCACACGGCCCGCGGTGATCTCTTTCGCGATTGTGATAGGGTCGAGCTTCAACTTGTAGTAGCCCGCAATTTTGTGGTTTGCCGCATCTGCAAGTACTTCTGCCGGAATCACACCGCCATAGGTACTCTTGAAGTCAGCAATGAACTCTGCATAGGTTCCTGTCGTCTTGAGTGGGAACTTCGCGCGGATTTCCTTCGTCGGCATACCGTATTTGTTTGCCGCCTTGAGCATCGTGAGGGCAGAACTACCCTCGAAGTGCCGCCCATAGAGCAAATCATCGAAAAGGGTCTTGCCGATAAGGTAGCCCCAATACTCATCGAGGCGCACCCCATCTTTGAAGTATTCCTCCACTGCCATACGAACGCCGCATTTAGTGCAGATTCCGAGCTTCCTCTGGTCACAGAGTTCATTGACCGTAGGATAGTTGAGCTTCACTTCCCCGCGCTCTGGAACCTCGCCCGCGGTGTCCGGCATCATTTCCGATGTCACTGTTCGATAATCATCAGCCGATGGCTCCCCGCCGAATGAGATTTCTAACTCGTCCTGTTCATTGTTTTCCATATATATTTGTCGTTACTCTAATACCCACACAGTATACCAATTTTTCAATTCTTTTTATGTATCTAAGTTTAGTTAATGGGTATAGTTACTGAGTATAGTTATGGACTCAAAATAGCACCGGTGTGCGGTGTCAAAAAGACACCGGTGTGGTTTCTTTATGAAACCAGTTTCAAATTGAAACCACTTTACCCACTCCACTGGTGTTGATGCAAACCGGCAATGAGGCATACTTGTGGTATGAATGAATCTGAAAGATTTTGTGAAGAATGCACCACCTTGTTTTTTAGCAACCACCCACTGAAAAGGTTTTGTTCAGAACGGTGTAAGGTTCGTGCAGAAGACAGAAGGCGCTCACATGCCTCAAAAAAAGAGGCTTACGAACTACTAGGAAATAAATGCGCTCATTGTGGATTTGATGATGCTCGCGCTCTGCAAATAGATCATGTTGATGGCGGCGGCAAGAAAGAACTAACGAACATCGGCAACCGTCGTGTGTATTATAAGCGCATCATTGCTTTGATAAAGAGTGGTTCAAAAAAGAAATACCAACTGCTCTGTGCAAACTGCAACTGGATTAAGCGCCACGTAGATAATGAAAAGTAGTTAGGTTTGCTCCTTCAAGACAGCAATCAAGTTGCGCATATCGTCCGAAAGAGCCATAACGATTTGATTCGTTTGCTTTGAAAGTGCCATACTCTCTGCAGACTGTGTATAGAACTTTTCGGCGCGATCGTCACGACCTTGCAACACTTTCATAAGAGTATCGTTTTCGGTCTTCACGGTACGGATTTCAGTGCGTAGTGTGATGATTTCTTTTTCCTGCGCATTGACCTTTTTTATGAGCTCGCCGACTTCGGTCTGCAAAAGCAAAATGATGCGGTCTTCGGTGCCGTCCACGACTTTGCGACGACTTCTGAATTGAGTATCAAATACACCAAAAATCGCGACGATGCCGATTACGACAGCCGTCCCGATTCCAACCCATACACCGAACTGATTGAAAAATGCTTCCATATTTTAATAGTATTCCTTCACAATGATTATTCCGGGTGAACTCGATCCACCAGAGAAACTGTTTGAGGAACCTGTATTCAAAGCACCCCCACCACCGGCACCATAACCGCTTGCAGAAACACCGGCACCTGAACTTCCTCTACCACCGCCACCAATACCCAAGGGGCTACTTGCTCCCGATCCACAAATCTCTTCACCGGCACCAGACTTACCATAGGCACCACTATTGCCTGCAATATTCACATCACCTCCACTTGCAGATCCCCCAGTTCCAGGAGTAGTCGTTGACGCATTGCCACCAGAAGTACATGAAACATCCGTACCCACAAGTGTAAAAGATGTTGTTGCTCCAATTGTAACTGTCTCTGTTGCAGCTAGGTCTGCCGGATATGCTCGCTTTCTCGCATAACCACCACTACCCCCACCAGCTGCTCCCCAGTTTGATCCCGAACCTCCACCACCCGTACCTCCTGGCGCCTGACACTCAATATCAATAAAAAGAAGACCACCTGGTTTTGTCCACGTATCACTGCTTGTATACACTCTGATTCTTTCTGTTGGTGCTTGCCAAATATGAATTGCAGTTGCAGAAATTGCCTTTGCAACAATCTTAAAGTTCGCTGGTTTAGTAACAGTAATTGCTCCAGCTGTTGCCGAGAGATAGTACAAAGCATTCGGTGTGAGAGAAGAAAAACCTCCCATCACACCCCACGGCAAAATATTTACTGTCGCAGCAGCACTCACACCCAACACAACAAAACCCACAAAGCCAATTTTTGTGAGATCATCCTGGTCTGTCTTGTACGCCTTTCCATCCGCGTCACTAATATATACAGCATCACGTGTCGCAAGAGTTTCACCAGCAACAACCTGAATGATGTAGTCTGTCGCTAAAATGTCTTCGCCATCAAGAAAGCTCATATTATGGGTTTACGCTTATAGTCACACTCACGGTCATGGCTTCCGTATCTGATTTTGTCCAACCACCGGTGAGCGCCCTGTTGAATAATACTCCTGTATCGACTGAACTTGTGCCGTCGATGAACATCCCGAACTCCTCATACGTGCCGTCGGTATCTGCCTGAGAGTAAAAAAAGTCGAACGCAACTGAGTGGTTCGTGCGAACTCGACGGGCATGAAGTTTTCGCGCAACTTCTGTATCGAGAACCGTGTCGGCGGCATCCACGGCAGTGCTACCGGTTCCGAGCGCTCCATAGTTTATTTCACCGCTGTAGGTAGTATCACCGGCAAGAATGCGAGCAAGTACAGAACGGCCCGAAAGCACCACAAGATTATTCACCTGAAAGGTGCGGCGTCGGCAAAGATTCGAGAGTTCCTTCACATAGCTTTCATACAAACCCGAGGCCATATCTTGTGCCTTCGAGAGTATAGAAACGATCTCGCGAGCGCGAGGTGTAGTGATTTCAAAGTTGGTGAAGACGAGTTCGCCCTTCATGCCACTTGCATCTTTTAGGTTTTTGTTGAGCGTTGTTTTCATACCTTGATTTTATCATGAATACTCTGCCATGTTATACCTCCCCTGTGGTGAACCTGACGGCCCATACTCGAAAGGCGGTGAAACGGTGTCCTCTGTGGGTGCATCGTCGTCGGCAATAAAAGCATCAGTAAGTGACTCAATCGTGATAATCACGTCGGCCTCTGTCACGTCTCCTTCCTCTGCCGCGAGGGATTCCAAGAACTCCTGAACGCCCACCATCTTGCCGCCAAAGCGTACATCATAGAAGTATTCCGTAGTCGCGTTTTCCTTATCCTCTACCATCGAGATATTGACCTCCTGAATAAGAAAAGCGGTATCGGTATTGATGCCGTGTGTAGGAAGATTCACAGTGAGGTATTGCCCCGCGGTGAAAATACTTGCAGGGTTTCCGAGCAAAGTGGTACGGGTTTTGAACTCACCATTTACCAATGCCATAGCAAACTCCTCCAATTCTTGCAGTGCTCGCGCACTCGCTTCTTCTTTCGAGGTGATGCTAGGTTCCTTAATCGTGTACTCATACACACCATCGCCACCATCGAGGGCCGCAAAGAATGCAACACTAGCAGCGTCAATCTCTTGCGCGATAATCGGAATCGAACCGTAGTACACAATTTCAATATCATCCGGTGTGCCACCTCCTACCGGTGTCGTCTGAGCATCAGTGACACGGAAACTTGAACTCGCAAATGAATACACAAAGTAGTCGGTATCGCGCTCATTGAGGTCGAGGCTGAATTGCTGTGGTGAACCATTGAGACTGATTGAAACTACCTGTGCCGGATTCGTTGCCACTTCCCATGAACGGGTTTCACCATCACCGGCAAAGTTCTCTGTCGTGGTATTGCTGTCTTGCTCACCTTCTGTGCGGCCAATTACAATCACTGAGTTGCGTACCTGTGACGTGTCATATGCAATAGAGATTTCAGAAAAGTTATCTGTGGCCTCTGTAATAGTTTCTGGTGCGGCATCAGCACTAGGCGCTTGAAAGTAGAGATTTTTTTCATAGTCCACGAACCACACATAGCCGGTGAGCTTTTGCAATTTCTCAAAGCACTTTCTGATACTGATATGGTCGAACGTAATAGATTCAATCGTCGGGCCTGTTGCCACATTCGTCGTGGTATAGCCATACGATGCATCGACATACTCACTAAGAAGATCCTCGACAATGTATTCGAGGGTTTGATTGCTGTACGCGCGGCGAGCAATTTTATTATTGAAAATATAGCTGTAGTCGGAAACCTCTGTATCGAAAATGTAGAGTTGCCCTGCACCTACTTCAAACGGTTTCACCTGTGAGATATAGCCACCAAACAGAAAGCGAGCACCATCTTTGAATACAAGCTCTGAACCTTCCAGTGGCTTATCGGCAATGTCTTTCACCGCAAACTGCATCGTCATTACGTTCGATTTGTTCTGCACAATCTCACGAATCTTTGCCGTGTTGGTTTTATAGAAAGGCAAGAAGTTGTCCCCCGCTACTGTGAGAGTTTTTGCCATACTAGATAGTAGTTAGTTTATGGCCGCGGGTAACATCGCGCCACGCCGCCTCCATTTGCTTTCGCATTTCGCGCACATCGTCATTGCTTCGTACCTGTGGATTGTTGATTACCACACTAAAGTTGCCACCTCCATTACCACCGGCTGAATGGCCCGCCGGTATGATGCGCTCCTGACCGTGAGCAATGATAGGTACTGCAGTCCCGCGTGGTGCATTGATAAGACCACCATGCTCGAATCCCAAAATGCTAGAGATACCACTGATAGCTTTCTTTCCGAGGTTCTTCACACCAATGTCACCCATTTTATTTATGAGTTTAGAAACCCACTCGACGGCTTTCTTCACGACATCAATAAATGATTCAATCGGCTTCACAAAGTAATTGATGATGGCCGCACTGAACTCTGCCGCCGCCGCAATGATGGCAGTGATTATCTGAATCCAACCGGTAATAGCAAGCGTGATGCCGTATACCGCACCAAGCAAAAGACCGCCTATAACTTTCGCTATGAGCGAGAGTAACGGTTCCAGTGGCTTCAATGCCTCCCAAAGTTGTGACAGTGCCGGTAGCAGAGTTTCATTGAAGGTAGTGACGATATTATCCCACGCCCACTTAAACAGTGTGACGAGTCCGGTCTTCTGGTCAATGAAGTTAAGAATCTCTGTGATTCTGTCACGGAAAATAATTGCCGCCGCTGCGAGGGCTGTGATTGCAAGTACCACAAGTGTCACCGGTGAAGCGAGAATCGCAAAGCCGGAAATGACTACCGGTAGAAGTAGGCCAAGTGTACCAATGACGGTAACGAGTGCCGCAATAGCAACTGTAGTGATGATGATATTTTTTGCAAGTTCTGGATTCGCCTGAACCCATGCAATGATTGCATCGACTACGGGCCGCACCTTTGCAGTAAATTGCTGTACCCATGGAATCAGTACCATACCGATTTCCTCACCAATATCTCCGAGACTGTTTTTCAACTGCTCAAGTTGACCGCCGAAAGTTTGTGCCGCTGCCGCTGCTGAACCACCGAACTCACTATTGAGTTCTGCAAGAATGATTCGTTGTGCCGCCGCAACATCACCGGTTTCCACGAGCTTTGCGATAACGTCTTGCTGATCTTGTGAGAACGTCACACCCACACGAGAAAGAGCGCTGATGCCCGCAATCGGGTCATTGAGCGCCTTACCTACCTGAATGGCTGATGATTTCAAGTCCGTACCCATCGCGGTACTCATGTCCAAGAGTGCCGGTAGTGCCTCTTGAAAAACTGCACCTTTGATATTCTTAAACGTCAAGAGTAGGTTTGCCCCACTCGTCACTGCTTCATCTGAAAATGTCGTCTGCTTCTGTAGGGCCGCGGCCTGATCTAAAATGTCCTGAGCGTATAATCCCGCCGCATTACCGGTAGATTTGAGCACAGCGCCTAATTGCGCCTGTACCTTCATACTTTCATCTGCCGCCTTCAAAGACACCACAGCGGCCCCTCCAATAGCCGTAAGCGCTGCTGTACCGGCTTTCGCCATAGTACCAAATACAGGCCCCATATCTTTGATAGTGCCTTCAATGCCCTTTATGACCTTCGTGGCTTCATCCTTTGCAGAAATGATGATTTGAAGGGATTGATCGTCGAGGAATGCCATATATTAGGGATGCTTATTTTTGGCCGCTTCATGCTTTGCCTTTTTCGCATCTATCTCCATTCTACGATACATCAGGTCATGAATCCATGACGGCTGTTGCATGAACGTGAAGTAGTCCATATGGTACTCACGCATCATTTCGAGGGTAAGCATTTCGTCCCGCAGATTCCCGTCAATGTATGCTATGACGGCTCTGTTGATTTTTTTTTACTTGCGGCTCCTGTAGTGTATTCCTCAAGTTCTTTCAAAATCACAGTAAGGTCTTCTGGTCGCAATGCCATTGCTCGCTCGTATGCCTGTTCGGGTTCACACCCGTCGATAGAACGCAACATCAATTTGAGCACCATTTCCTGTGCCTCGAAAATAACTGAGGCATCAAGATTCTTGAGTGCTTCCTTTCCTACTTCCTCCGGTGAAGCCCCTGCAACTTCTGCAAGGTCTCCCGCTTTCATGCCACGCATGTAAAGTGCCTGAACCTTTCTAAGTTCACCACCTGAAATATAATCGAAAATGACTGCTTTACTTCCGCAAGGAAGTGTAATCTCTTTTGTTGATCTGTCCATGTTACTCATGACTTATCGCTTTTAAATGTTTTACGCCTTGTCGTAGACGCGAGTCGATGCATTGTTCACGTTGTTTATAACAACAATCTGACAATCGAGGTCTGTTGCCTCGTACTCTACAGTGAACTCCTGATTAAGAATCAAGATGCCGTCGATGTTGTACTCTACCGGCGGCGCTGTAAGAATAATGCGACCAAGTTTGAACTGGATTGTTTCAAGTGAAGATGAACCAATGAGTGAACCGGTGAAGGTCACAATGAGTGCATTCTTTGTGTTTGCCTGATACTTCGCAAGCTCAGTGGTGTTCTCGAATGCAAGTGAGTATGAGCCGGTGACTTCAAGACGTCCGAACACAAGATTGCCTGCAGTGATAGTGTTCGCACCAGAAAGAAATGCCTCGTCAAGCAGTACGTTGTTATTGATGTTGAGTGTGAATGATTTGAGTGGCGTTGCAGAGTTGCCGGCTGCTGCTGAAAGTGATGTACCGAACTTTGCTGTGTAGTTGTGATATGCGAACTCAGTCTCATTTGCATATGATTCTGAAACTGTATCAGTACCGGCAAACGCACCAATCATTTCAGCGGTGCATTTTGCATAGCCGTCACTTACTTCAAAGTTGAGGCTGTTGCAAACGGCATTGAGATATTGAACGGTCTGTACACCACCTTCCTCAATCGTGAGCGTCGCAGTGCGCGGTGTTGCATTCGTGTTGTTGACGATGAATGTGTGAGTGTATGCAGAGTCAGAGACACCGGAAGAAGAAACACCACCCAAGGCAAGAGCAGCGAAGTACGGGAAGGTCTTCACGTTCGGTACGAAACCAATCGAACCTTGTGAGTACCGGCGGCGTATCATCGAGTTCGATGACATGTTGCGTAGGCCGCGGGCAGAAGTGAAATGCTCCTTTTCCGAAACTGACTGGTACGAGAAGTCAGCCCATGGAATGAAAACTGTTTCAGCAACCGCAACTCCGGGTGCTGCATAGCTCTCGACTCCTAGTCCTACATGCACTTGTGTACCTCCTGTTTTTGCCATGGTAATAAATGTTAGCTAATATTATTTTTTGGTTTCTCCGACTGCCTTTTCATCGACAACGGTGATGTTCGGTTCTTGCATAATGCGAGCCGCATCATCCTTGTTTGATGGCAATTCCTTCACCTCACCGGCACTGATCGCCCACCCGATTTTCGGAAAAGATACTGATGTTTTACTGGTGACTTTCATAGATATATTTTACCTTACCTGAATAAAGTTGGCTACGAACTCAATGCGTGCTTCTACCGTCCAAAGCTCCGGTGTACGGTCACGTAGATTCTCCCCGTAGTCCACGCGGGTAAGAGAACCGAGGTCAGTGCGTAGGTTCGTGGCACTGTCTACGTGCTCATTTGCCCTTAGAATGTCCAGTATTGAACTCGCTTTAAGCGTGTAGTCTGCCTCACGGCCCTCACAGATGTCATAGAGTCGAGCGATACCTTCAACGATTTTGGCATCGTTTTCAGATGTGGATAAGTCGGCCCGAATGTCGGTTATGACCGTGATTCGAATACCAAGAGCATACTCATCTTCCGCATTAGAAAACTTCCCCACGCGCGTGTCAAACTTTGAAATAAGCACCGCGGGCAACACAGAACTCCCTACTCGAATCGGGTCGCCCTGATAGTACGCTTTAATATCAGGATTGTTGGCCTTAATGAGTTCGATGTATTTATTTAAAATAGGGTCTGCGTAGTTGCTCATATTACTTTTTCATTTTAGCGCGAAAGTATTCTTGAAACTGTTTTATAATCATTTCCCTCTGATTGTTTCCTAGCCTCATCATAACACGTCGCGGAATCTTCCGGCGTGGTTTATTGCTCTGGTGATACTTGAAATACTCTGCCGTGTTCGTCACTACTGCCTGATCGCTCGACACAATGTATTTGAAACTTCTTTGCATTGCACCGGTAGCCACAAGCGGGTCAGGCGGGTAGCCTTGCCGCGCCTTCGTCGCAAGTGTGTATGGTGAAAGCGGCTTCCATGTGGTGTTGATTATCGAACCCCGCGTACTGAATACATCACCTTCAAAGATTGAGGTGAGTTCTTTTGCCGCACTCTCTAGCGGCTTTTTTAGTTCGCCTTGCTCAAGTTGTATACCACGCAAAACGCGAGAAAGTTGTTTCTCGCCTTCAATGCTCCATGCAATTTTTAAGCCTGATGCCATACATACTAAAACTTTTCATCAATAGTGAAGATTCTTTTTTCTGCTGTTTCTGCCTGTGCCTCTGTGGGATAACCTTCGAGCCGGTCAGTGTTTTCGAGGCGTGGAAGTTCTGCACTATCCGCACCGATAAGAATCTGTCGGCCATCCTTAATAGATTTCAAAAGGCCGCGTGCCTCACCGAGCCACTTCACACCTTCGCCATCACCTCCGAACTCCTCAAAGTCGATATACCCTGCAGCAAGAAGCTCACAGATTTGACCGAGCAATGCCGGCACTTCCGTAAGTGGCAACACATATCGTGAAGCAAGAATCGAATTGATCTCATTCTCTGCCTGCTTTCGCTTTACCTCAATTCTCCCATCGGAATAAAGTGGATTACCGGCAAGCCCTGCATGCTTTCGGATTGCATAGATGGTCGTGTACCGCAACGACTCATCACCATTCGCCGCGGCTGAATCTGCAATATCAGTTTCCGTGGTGTCGTTCGAGTTGTAGTATGTCGCTTTGAAATAGCTGTATACGGAATCAGAGTACTCGAGCAGAGTGCCTTGCGGGTCGTCTACCTGAATATCTACCGGTGAACCATCACTTGTGAGCTCAGTATACGAGCCGGTTTCTGTGGTCGCACCATAAAACTTTCGCTTATTGAAACGGTACTTTACCCACGGCTCGCCTTTGAGGTGATTAAACTTCACTGTGGCAAATCGTACGGAAGTACTACCCGTCACCACATCGTTGATCTCACAGAGTTCTGCAAGCTCATTCCCTTCATGGCCCAAGACCACAAACTCATTATCGGCAAGGCCGTTATTGTTTCCGAGATTGACCGTGACGTTAGAACCCGCCGTCACTGCCGCCGCGAGAACACCACGCTCGACCTTTACAAAATCCTCTGTAGGTGCATAGAGACTTTTCATACGATTATTCTAGCATTGTTTTATCCTTCTGTTCACTCTCCAACTGGTGACTTTCCTTGCGGGTGAATAGGGTTACTTTCTCGATTATCGAAGTGAGGAATATCGCTGTTTTTCCCACTATAACGCTCCCCTGCTGATGAATGTACGCAAAGACGTCTTCGAGGCTAATCGACTCTGTGAGGGTGCGCCCTGCTTGTTTTAGGACGGTATCTACCAAAGTCACAACCTCGTCAAACGTGCGCGTGAAGCTCCTCGTGATGGTATCTACGGGTGTGACCACATCAGTGAGCACCTTGCCTATCGAGCGCAGTATGGAATCAACTACCGTCACTGTCTCTGTGAGCGTTCGGGAACCCTGCTTCAATACCGTGTCTACGAGGGTCACAGTTTCCGTGAGCATCTTCATGCCTTGCTTTAGTAGCGTATCAACAAGGGCCACAGCCTCACTCAAAGTTCGGCTCGTACTCTTGAGAACCGTATCTACCAAAGTAACTACATCAGTGAAGGTACGGCTCACCTGCCGAATAATAGTATCGACGATTGTGATTGTTTCCTCAAATACAGCAATCGCCACTTTTGCTCCTGTAAAAGTATCGACCATCGTGACCACATCTGAAAGGGTGCGTGCGCATTGTTTTAAAACACTATCGACTGCCGTGACTGTTTCAGTGAGCATACGCGATGGTTCACGAATAATTGAATCAACAAGTGTGACCACATCTGTCAAAGTTTTTGAACCTTGCTTTAGTAGCGTATCTACGATGGTCACGATGTCTGTGAGAGTGCGCGAGCATTGCTTCAAAACGGTATCAACAATAGTAATAGCATCAGCAAAAGTGCGCGCCGTTTGCTTTTCCACATTATCAACAATCGTAGCGACATCAGTAAGTACGCGCGAAGACCCTTTGAGAATGGTATCGACTATAGTCACGACTTCTGCATACTCTTCTTCGTAATCTGTACCGCCACCGCCTGTTGAGGTATACGTGACATACACAGAGTACTTGCGGTCTTCATCTGTACCGTCACTCGGATTTGTTGGAGTAGCGAAACTGTTTGTTGTGTCATTAAGCCCCTGACCTGTAGTACCAGAATCATAATAGAGCGTCCACGATATGTCGCTACTTACAACCATTATATAAAACTCGTTGCCGTTAGTGATTTGTGGTGAAGATGAATAGGTACACGTTAATGTTTGATTACCGTTACTTCCAGTTCCAGATTGAGGACTTGTACCATTCGTGACGATATTTTTTGAACTGTTTGATACGACTATTTTTATTCTTGCCTTCGTACCAACAAGGGTTAAGATTGCACTACCTGAGGTAATATCACCATTTTCGCTTGCAGTGAACTTTGAGCCAAGTAACCGGTTTGAACCTATTGAGGTCTGACTCGAGCCACCTTGCGAAGTAAATCCAAGAGTGGGGTCAATCACGACAGGGTACTGAGCTTCATCGAGAAAATCTTGCGGCACTACCACTTGCAAAATGCCGTTCTCTATATCGAGATTCAGTTCACCCCACACTTCCCGATTGTCGGCGTCCTTAATCTTTGGTCTGTATATGTGAAGAAACTTGCCATTTTTATAGTCCTTCGCATGCTCCTTCGATGATGCGCCTGATTTTTCTTCATGATACACCGCATAGCTCCCTACTACATTTTCAGGCCGAAAACAACCGTCGTCTATCTCTTTTTGCGTGAGTTCAGGCTGATAGTAAAAAACCAATCCTTTAGTTTCAATACTAAAATCAACGATATTCGAAGTCGGTTTTTTATTGAAGATAACTTCTATTTCAAGACCCCCCTTAGAACTTTCTGCGGGTTCGAGCAATTCAGAATCCTCAATATCATTGCGTACAGCGTCTAGAGTCCATTCACGAGAAACATGCACAGTCTCTACCCCATCGAGTATGGTTTCTTCTTCTTTTGTGAAAGCTCCTGCACTGAAAGTCAAACCTATATTTTGAGCAATCCTTTCTGCAAGTGATTCCTCGAACTGAGACACATCTATATCCTGCAACTCACGCAAACCACCAAAGTAATCCAAACGCTCCGGTGAAACATTGTATATGCTGTAATGCTCGAGTGGCGTTTTCTCGACATTCACAAACCAAGCAGAACTGCTACTGCCATTAAAAGAGTTTAAATAACTGATTCCAAAGAACTTTTTCTTTTTCCCATCAACCAAAATAAACAAGTCGGTAGTAGATTCATCTTTCAATACTTCGATACCATACTGTGCACATGTTTCTACTACGGCGTTCGCAACAGCGCTTTCGTAACGTTCTTGCCCGCCACGCGGGTATATCAACGACTGTAGAATGACTCCTTTGCCGACAGTAAGCCCTCCAATGAGGTCAAAATCATTTTTGAAAAGACGTATTACATTATAGTTTTCAATCTCTGCTGTAATGGCAAAATTGCTCACAGCACTTTTACCGGCAAACAAAGCAATCGCGTCTTTATAATCCTGTGAAAACAATAGCACTTCTTCTGGTTTTACGAATCGATGCATTTCAGAAAACGCAGCAATGCGAGTATGCGCCATTCTATCCTTTACAAATCGAAGCACAGTAGGGCTAACTGTTTCCTCATTCTTCACTTCACCTAGTTCGTATATGTGAGTCTCAACATCATCGGTCTTGTACTTTATAACCTCTCCTTCAATTTCAACAGTTGCACCGTCATACTCTGCTGAACGAATCGAAAAATTGACCTCATTATCCCACTTCATTATCTTCGCCTGAGGTTTGAAGTCGGTTTGTTTGCTGTCTCCAATTTCAAGCTGTAATCGTTCTTTCGGGTCTTCCACAACATCTCGTATGAGTGTTTCACCTTCCACAGTGAACTTGCCACCGATCTCTGTCGGGATTATCTCTGGTAACTTAGTTTTGATTTTAGTATCAGGCATTTTAAAAAAAGAGTGGGCACATTTTATGCCCACCCTCCGTAGTTGTACATGACGTGAGCAACGAGTTCATGCACAAGGTTCTTCTGTGGCACGCACTTCTTCGTCTTCACGATGCGGTACTCACTTTCGTTTTCCCTGTAACCCGCTTCTGGATTTTCCAGCCGCGGCAGTTCCGCAAACGTAATTGCAACGATGCGAAGTGAGCAAGCCCACAGTGGTTCGTCGTCGTTCGACTCTATGGCGAGACCATCTTTCACTAGAGCTTCGCGAACCCGCACAAGCATCCCGAATACTCTGTCGATGTATTCGTGCCGGTCAATACGGCCCCGCCAGTACGCTGATTCCGTAGGCCGGAACTCTCGATATATGCGGTCTTCGATAACGCGGATACGCTCTTCAATCTGGTCTTTGGCAAGACCTGTCGAGCCTTTCATTTCGTTCTCCTTTCTCAGTGTTGCGCTAACATTTTCCATATCCATTGTAGCATAACGATATTTGCAATTCTTTTATAATACAAACAAGAGTACTGTTTGTAGCAGTACTCTTGTTTTAAAGAGTAGCGCTACTCTTTAATCTACGTCGATTTTCCAAGTGATTTGAAGCGAGTCGCCGTTTACCACGTTGATAGCCGAGAAAGTCTGTCGGCAAAGCAGTGTACCTGTAGACGCCGCATTGAGCACTCCTGATTCAGTGACGGCTACTGTACCGGTGACTGTGAAGGTCACCACCAACTGTGCAGTATCGTTTGTCGTATCAGTAGTCACGAGTGATGCTGATGCCGCCGCACGATCTAGCCCTGAACCTGATGTCTCTGTTTGCAGAGTAGTATCAGCGGCATTGAAAGCCGTTGTACCAGTACCCACAGCGATGTAGGTAGCTGCTGCCGGTGCTCCTGATGCGTTTATGCGCCCCGCAACAAGTGCCTTACCAACTGTGGTGACACCGTTACTGACTTGCATTTCACTCATCCAAGAACCCGTGAGGAATGGAATCCGAAGACCGTAGAGTGCGAGACTAGCCCGCAATTCGTTCTTCACACTACCGTCTGCATGGTATGGCGTATAGCCCTCGCGAGCAGCCTCCATGATGGCACGACCAACTTTGTTGAGAGCGAACATCTTCTTGAAGTTGCCCTGTGCATCTTTAAGACGATAGGTGACATTCTCTTTCAAAGTCATTCGGCCACGTCCTCCTAGAAAGTTTTTAGTCATATGTTAATTGTATATTATCCTTTTTTATCTTCGACCTTAGTTTCCACACCTATTTCTTTGCCGACGAGTTCGGCCTGTAGATCGTACACGTTTTCATTCACCGCATTTTCTTCCGCATTCGCCTCCTTCTGTTCTTGCTCCAAGACATATCCCGCGAGAATCGCTTCAACTTTCGCTGTTAGTTCTTCCTTTGAGATAGTCGGGTCAAACGCATGCTTTTGAGTTGATACTACCACCGGTAGCGTCACCTCATCGCCCACTTTCACTTCCTCAGAAAGTCCCTCATTTCTGTCGAGATCTTCTTGAGTGATGGTGTGTGGCTGTTCTTCAAATATGTGAACCTCAACATCGAGGAAGTCAGCACCAGTTGCCTGATGTCGTACTTTCTGAATGTCTGCTATTTTTATTTTCGACATACTTTTATTTTGCATGAATCTTCAATGAGAAGGTGCATGAGTTATTTACGGTACTTGAGTTTGCTGTCGTTGCACGATAGCGAACTCTGTCACCGAAACCAATCTGCAATGCGGCTGATGCGGCCTGATTTGCAGTCGCATCTACTGAGTTAGCCGCGGCAATAGGTGCGGCCCTGAATGACATGATGAAGCGCTTCGCACCACCGTTTCCGGCGATTTGTGTGAAGTGACCAATGTTCACCCATGTGATACCACCATCGAAGGAAGTATCAAGATAAGCATCCATTGTGTCGGCGGCATCTGTCGCTGCTGCTGTGACATCGAGAATCGCAACCAGTTCGCTATAGCTCTTTTGGAACTTGTAGCCGTGGTTAGTGTATATCTCGTATTCCTCCTCATCAGCCATTATGTCTGCAGAGATAGAGAGTGCAGTAGCACTATCAATCGCTGTAATCAGAGCATATGTGCCGTCTGTGGTGTTTTTGAGAATATCACCTACCGCAATGAGTCCATTCGCACCCGCTGTGGTAAACGCTCCCGCGCTATCAGTGAGTTTGTTTGAAGTCGTAGCAGTAGCCACTCCCGCCTTACGCAAATCCTCATACGAGGTTCCGTATTCAGTGGTGATTGCAGTGAGAGCAGATGATGCTCGCAATTCAACTATTTTTTCTGATGGCATAAGAGTTTGGTTTGTTGCTGATAAACTATTCGACCTTTGTTTAGAGTCCTACTGACGGGTCATTCACGGGTGCAGTAGATGAAGTATCAGTTACCACCGGTGCTGATGTCTCTGTACCAGTAGGCACAACGGCATCGCCTGTAGTTGCTTCCTCATCCTTCTTACCTCCGAAGATGCGGCCAAGTATGCTGCCTTCTTTCTTTTCTCCTCCGGTAAGCTCTGTCCCTTCACTACCCGCTTTAGTTTCATTTCCATCGAGTGACGGTTCACCGGTTTCCACGGGTGCTGTACCACCACCATCGAGTGATGCTTTCACATCCTCTGGTGCCGGTGCCACTTCCGTAGCCACCTCATTTACCACCGGTGATTCCGAAACCACTCCTGAATTGAGCAGCCGTGAAGCTGTGTTCTCATCAAGATTTATTTCCTCACCACGTTCGTATTGACGACCATCGTGGTTCACTCGCTCCTTTACAAAGTATGTACTCATGACTTTATTTGTTATCGCTCTGTTAATGTTTATTCTCCGACAACGTACTCGACGTAGACGTTGAACTTTCCTGCAGTTACCGCCTGACCACCGATTACGAGTGAAACTTCACGAACCGCTGTCATTTTGAGCTTGTTCGCCGCCGCTGCTGCCGTTGCAACAAGTGCTGTTTCTGCATCTCCTGAAATGGCAATAACGCCAATCTTAGAACCTCGAATACCGGCATCCCACACGTTCGATGCATCTGACACCGCGATAGCGGCAACAACATCGTTCGCCGCCTGAATCTGCAGTGCGAGCGTACCCGCGTCTGCTGATGCAGTTGTGACGGTAGTAATGACGTCAATCCAAACATTTGTAACTATCGCATTGTCTGGAATGAACACACCAAGTCCGATAGTACCGACTGCGCCACCATGTACGGCAAAGCTGTACGGTGCAACTGCAATTTCCCGAACCACTGTACCTTTTCGCAAAGTTCTTGTGACACCAGTTTTGTTTGCAACATGGAACTCAGGCGCAACAATCGGTATTTCTTTTCTATATACTTCTCCCATAAAGAGTTTGAAGTTATGCGTAATGCCCTTGCTTTCGCAAGGGCCATTCCGCGCTTATAAATGTTACGCGACTGCGTCCTTAATCAAGTAACCGGCAAGAGCAGAAACAAGGTTCTGGTCGTAGTAGTTATCTCCGACACGAACGTATGTACCCTTTCGGTCTTCTTCATCTGAACCACGTAGTTTCTCTGTCTTCATACCATCGCCCCAAGTGTAATTGAGTCCGAGAGTAATCATCTTTTGCTGTACGCGAGGATTCACGTAAGCGAGTACTGCATGCTTACCCCAAATGTAAGCCATAGAGTCTGTCTGCCCTTCAGCAGCGCTATTCTTACCGGCTCCGGCAACAATCACACGGTCTACACCGAGGATTCGAGCAAGAAGTTCAGCAGTCATTACACCAAGAGCAGAATACTTGACTCGCTCTACGAATGCAGGGTGATCTACGAGCTTGTCAAATACTTCCTTACCAAGCAAGAGCACGTTTGGATTCACATGAATTGCACTGTGCACAGTCTGCATACCGGTTCGGATTACTCCGATAGGGTCTGAGTTTGTGAAGTCGCTCCACTGTGAGGTTCCTGAAAGTGTGGTGTTTTGGGTCATTGTGCCAGTTGCAGTAAGCAATGTGGCCGCCTCTACTTCACGAGCTACAAGGTGCATTTCTGTGACGTTTTCAGTCGCATCAATGAACGGGCTTGTAGGTGTGATTGCATTCTTCACATCCTCATCAGCAACGAATTGCTTGAGGGCATGGTCTTCGCAGAAATATGGAAGGCCAGTAGTGAGATTCAATGTCACCTCATTTGAGTTCGCACCTTGACCACGACGATTCTCGTTTGAACGGAACTGTCCACGGTCATAGATGAAGTGCTTGCCTGTCTGATTCTTTACAGAAAGAGTAGGAAGCATAAGCTCTGCCACGTATGCGTCATTTTTGTACGCAACGGCGACATTTGTGAGCATCGGGTCAACTCCTAAGTATCTATTAGTCATATCAATAATGTTAAGTAAGAATAAATGTTAAGTACTAAGCGATATAAAGATGCTGAATACCAAGTTGAACCTCGATGATGTCGCCATCCGCGCAAGCGGCATCTCCGATATAACGACCAATCACGATGTTGCCATCAGTAGTAGTCGCTATTGCCTCTCCTGATGAATCGGTAGTTACCCAATCGCCTACGTTGATTACACCACCCGCCTTTACCTTCGTAGTACCCATGTACTGATAGGTAGCCATCTCACCTGATTCTGGTGCGTTTTGAAGCACACCTACAATGAGGTCAGTAGCACCTTCTGCCACTTCGATACCACCAGTTGCATTAAGCTGTACGATGAAGTACTGCTTTGCTGAAAGGTCTTCGCCTGCAACTTTGGACTTTTGTCCGAGATTGAATTGACTCATATTTCAATGTTTATTTTTTACTAAATGTGTTTACTCTGCTGATGCTGATTCCTCAGTCGCTTGCTTTTCGAGGTCTGGATTTTCCTTGAGGACAATCTTCAACGCCTCTGAGTAACCGAGCTTTGTATCCTTCTTGCGAAGTTCCTCAACTTTGAGATCGATTTGCTTTTGTGCAGTAGAATCTACACCTCCATCGTTTCCGATTTCAGAGAAAATATCTGCCGCCTTTGGCATTGAGTTCACGAGATTCGTAAACTGATCGCGCTGCTTAGTTGAAAGACCTTGCATGAATGCAACGTATGCATCCTTCTGCTTAAACAGGAACTTACCCGTTTTATTTGTTGCAGAAAGTGTGATTGCATCGAAACCTTTTTCAAGTTTCATTTTCTCGACTTCTGCGAATGCTGTCGCACCCTGATCTGCCTTACCTTGAAGCGCTGCGTATTCCGCTGCTGAAAGTGTAACTACACCATTCACCGGCTTCTTTTCAGATGCCGCAACTTCCTTCACAGAACCATCACGATTAAGTCCCTTCGCTTCATTCTCATCACCTACACGAGTTTCCTCTGCAACACGTTCCGCTTCAATTTCTTCCGCGGTCTTTGCTGCCGGTTCATCGGCAATCACTTCTGCATGAGATACTTTCTGGTCGTCAGAAAGCTCATCCTTATGCTCTTTGATAAATGCCTTTTCCTCTGCTGTAAGTTCTCCTACCGCTTTCGCGAGTAATGCTTGTAAGTCCATATGGTTATTGTCATTAAATTGATTAAGTATGTCCGGCACACTGAATGCGAGTACCGCCTTTTCCGCTTCCGAAAAAGATGCGGGGTCTACTTTCAGTGATTTGAAGAATGGTTTGTTTGTAAGTGCGCCACCTACTAGCAATGCCTCGTACTCCCGCCCGCTTTCGAGGTCTTTGAAGTCGAATGCAATTTCCGCGGAAAAGTATTTGAATTGCTTTTCACGAAATAGTCGCATCCCCTCCGCATTCCACTCCACGAACGCATAGAGTCCATTCACACCGCGGTCTGTAAGCTCCTTAAACCAACCCACCGCCGGTAACTCACCCCCACTCATGCCATTGTCATGACCTGCAGTGATGGGAATATCCTTGCGCCCTGCTTCCTTGAAGTTCTTCACCATTGCGGTGATAGTTTCTGGAGTGATCTCGAACTCACTGCCTGACCAGTGTTCCCATTTGCCAGTTGGCACAACGTGAATCTCGTCTGATACTGTGACGTTCTTACTACCCTCTCCTTCGTTTTCAAAGAGACAAATAGGGAACGCAATCCGGTTTTCATTTCCTTTTTGCGCTTTTGTCATAACTGTAGTATAAGGCAAAAAGCGCCCACTTGCGAGCGCTCTGTGCATAACCGAGTGGATATGTGGATTACCTTACCTGTCCAAAAATGCGAGTGAAAGTGTCAGTGCATCTTCCGGCTTCGATTCAATGTTATATCCGATGCTTTCACCCCACACCTTAAACGTACCGTCCGGCAACCTGTCGCAATGGCCCGCGGCAATCACGCGGCCCTTACATTGCACACCCATATCGACGTGAAACATACCTCCTGTCTTCACTTCACCTTTGTCAGTGATGATGTATTTCATGGTCTTATTCCTTGTTGTCTTCTGCCTTCCGTTTTGCGCGGCGCTCTGCCTCCTTTCGTGCGAGAGAATCCTTTTGTGTCTGTGAGGTCTTTGGCTGTATGAGGTCATTCACCGCATCACCGAACCGGTCACGTAGGCCCTTTGGTATACCGCCAATCTTTGGTAAGTCCTCCTCATCGAGCAAGATTTCTACCCAAATACCGCGGCAACCGGAATGGAAGATACTGTTTTGACTAAACAAATCATTCTTTTCAATGACACGACCATCAACTGAAAGGCAGTAATTGCATGTCGATGAATCAAGAATCTCCGAGCGCTGTAGGGCATAGATTTTATCTGCATATTCCTCGAACACGGTATTGCGCCCTGTGTTTACATACGCGGCCATGACGATGCGTGAAGTGTCCACAGTGAGTGCATCAATGCTGTCCTGAATCACCTGATCTGCCGCTGCGAGTGCCGCCACGTTCGATACACCCTTCGTGAGTGCTTCTGTCATTGCGGTCTTCGCCTCTGTGGAAAGTCGCACAAGATGTGCCTCTGCAATGGCATCAGCCTGAATCTCAATTTGATTCATGATAGCTTCCACGTTCTTCGGAACCTTCACAGCCATTTCATCAGCAGCTTTGTTCTTCCCGAACTCGTATGCCTCCTTCATGTGGTCTTTGATGATTTTGGTGTATGCCTTTTCAGCATCAATCGAAGCATTCTTCACGGCTTCAATATCACCTTTCTCAATCGCCTTGTTGAGTTTCGATACAAACTTCGCACTCTCTGCCCGCAAGAGTTCCTGTGTCTGACCTTCAAACTGTTCCTCCAATCTATCTAGGTTTCTCTGCAAACCTTTGTAGTCAACTTTCTTTTCAGCAAAAGTGAGTGGCCGGTAGCCCTTGAACTCATCATCCTCTGCAAACGATTTCTTTTCTTCGGCATATTGCTTTGCGAGATTCGCAAGCACCATCGAGAAAAACTTAGTGTGAGCATCCTTTGTGCGGTGCGTGAGAATGGTGATGTTGCGACGTAGCATTGCGGCCCGTTCTCCTACCGGTAGCTTTGCGGAAGATGCTTTGATTGCCTCGACGACCTCTTTGCGTGAAGGGTATGCTTTTTTTTTAATAGATTCGATGTGTTCACTAAGACCGGCGTCTTTCAATGCTTCTTCATCGTCTTCATTCTCCGGTGCGTTAGGGTCTTTCGGTTCCGGTGTTGGTGCGGGTGTTTCTTCTTCATCATCACTCTGGTCACGCTCTGGAAGGCCCATAAGCTCACGGAAGTACTGCTCATCATTCTCTCCGGCTTTGATACCGCCACTCGTCACGAGTGATGCATATGCATTCGCAAGTTTCTCTGCATCGGCACGAGTGATGCCATTGAAAGCAAGTTTTGGATAATCTTCGATACCATCAAAGTTGAGGTTCACCAGTTCTTCGATAAGGTACTTGTTGAATACATCGCAAATACCCGAGGCCGCGGCTTCGAGTGAAAGTAAAAACAAATCTGTCTGGTCAGTTGAAAGTGCGCGACTACCGGAATCAGTTGCACCAAGCTCAAGAAACTGCGCGAGAATACTTTTAACAATCTCACGATTGTGGTGCATGATGCTCGTACTAGGGTCACGTACCGACTTCGCATTCATGTCGAGGAATCCAATCTCGTAGTCATGCGGAATAATCACATACGCCTGATGATTCGCACGAATGTTTTGCAGTACCGACTTTGCGAGATTGCGGTCTGCCTCTGTCGCACCTTGCGGCAATTTTGCAAACGGTACACCCAATCCCTGACGCTCGAAAGCAATCGCATCTATTTTATAAAAATTGTTCTTGATGAACCAATGCTTGTATGCGGGCCGTAGCAAAGAAGTACCCCACCAATTATCGCCTTCCTTATCATTCACGAACACAACAAGTTTCTCCATCGGAATAGAAACGAGATCACCACCTTGCTTGCGCTGCTCGATACCGGCTTCACCGTTCGTCATTTCCCAACGCTGAATTGATTTAGGCAAACGTGGTGCGAGCTTTCTGAGTGTCACATAATCTTTCCCGTCCCATACGCGAGTCTCGAACACTTTCTCGAAAACCATCACACCGAATGGCATCATTAAAAGCGACTGTCGCAACACATCATTCCATGTGATGCTCATCCAATCAAAAAGATTCTTCTGTACGAACTCTGCAATTTCAACATCCTGTGCATCATCGCTCGCGGGCTGTACGAACCAATTTGCGCGGCGTATCGGAAGTGAAACAGCAAGGACGGCTGCAGAAACTGTGCCGTCACTTTTACGCATTTCATCGTAGATACGAATACCCTGAATGTCTCTTAGTTTGGTGTTGTACTCATCGCTGACAATACCATTGAGATATTCAGAGCCGGAATCTCCAACCTCAAGCCCGACGCTCTTGACTTTTTTCGCTTTCTTTTTTGGAGTAGGTGCCATGTGATTATTTTACACTGCCGTAAGTACTTTGCATATCGTGTCAAGTGTTTAAAACTCCTCATCCATCAAACCGCCCGTGATAGTGCTGTCGCCTCGCTGCTTATCTTTCACGACGTTTTGTGTCGGCATGACTGACGGCTTTCTACCAAGCGGCCAGTGTTTCAACATACACATTGTAGCATCTGGTATGTGGTCGTCTTTCTTTTCCGGCTTGTCCGAACCATCCTGATACCGATACCTTTTGTGTTGCCACACCGCTGTTTTGAAGCGAGTAAGTGAAGGCAAATGGTACATGCGACGGCTGAAATAAGTACGGTAGTTTCCCACCATTTCGTCTTTCTCCTTACTGAAAACAACCTCCACGAGTATGCACTTGTGTGCTTTTCGCTCGAAGTGCTTTGCCAAAGCCGCGGCGAGATCCGCATTCTCGAACTTCGCACTGCTGTCGGCATAGATTACCTTCCACTCGTATTTCTCTGCCGCATTCACCAAGTCCTCGATAATCACTGCTGAACGTGTACCGGTATAGGTCTTGTTGTAGTGGTTCGCTATATGCCCGTCCCTGACCTTGTGGCCTCCCACAGTGGCCGTCATTGAAGAAAAACCCCAGTCCACGCCTCCGCATGCCTCCACACCCTTAGTCCACTTGAACTCCGCGGGCCATTGTTCCTCTGCCTGTACGAGCGTGTCTTTTACCTCGAATACGCAAGCATCAACATCCTCCGGCTTGTTGACCATGCCGCTCGCTGATGGTCGCAATCCCATAAGCTCCACATCGAACCAATCTATGCTGTTCTTTTCGCGCCATGCCTGAATGACGTTATCAATCGTGAACCAACCTTCGGGGTCGCCATGCCTTCCCTGTGCGCGGAACTCTAGCGACTCCTCACCGGCCTGATCTATCGAAAGGTCTGGTATCTCACGGCGTAGGTTTGCATCTTTCCACACTTTCGGTGAAAAAGAGCTCGTCACATCAAATACATCCCAACTGAATCGTGCATATCCGAGTTCGTCGGCTGCATCCCACACCTCCTGAAACTTCCCGAAAATCTTATGAAAAGTACTCGTCATTACCACGAGTGGGTCTTTCGATGCCGTCACCATCGGAAGTGCGGCCTCAATCAAATCGTCCTTTGCTTCACACGCTTCGTCGATAATCAAATCATGCGGGTGAGGGCCACGTACCTGTTTCTGCGATGCGGCAATGGCCTTGTAATAGTTTCCCTTATCGGTGAGGGTCTTCTTCATCGTCGGTTCTGCCGGTAGCGATTCAACAATGCCCTCCTGAGCATAGCAGTGTGCCATGAAATAGTTGTAGACGTTTTCTGCCTGAGTGAGTGAACCACCCATATTCACGACATCGCGCAATTTCAAATACCACTCCACGAATCCGAACGCACCGAGTATCTTTGTCTTACCGCCTCCGCGCGGCCCCTTCATGATGAAGCGAGTTGCACGTTTCCCGTTCTGGTCTTCACGCTTCCAAAGCATTGCGAAAATCTGCCGAATCTTTAGAGGGAAACGCATTGTAGGGTCTGCCAGTCGCAACAACTGTATCGGCTTATTGCCGTACCGCTCACGAATCGTTTCCGGTTTCCTCAGTGATATTGCTCTGAACTTCTGCGCCGCTTCCATGAAGTTCGGCGAGAGTGATGTATTCTCCAATTTTGACATATGCCTCGTCTTGTTTTTCTTTAGGTAGAGCGCTGATAATGGTTCTCAAATCGTCTGCAGTGAATGAATCCATAACGTGTCTGACGACTTGCTTCCTGTCCCAATTCTCGAAGTAAGCGAGCCACAATTCCACATCGTATGCATTCCCGTATTGCACACAGCGACGATAGAGAGCAGCGAGCACATCTGCCGTTTGTCCTTTACCCCACTCCGAGCGCACCACATTCACACCTTCATAAAACTCCTCGCGCTTCTTCCAAGCGTATAGAGTCTGCACATGCACACCAAACTTTTCAGCGAACAACTGCAGTGTCGGTCTTGATGCATACTGCTTCTTTTCCTCCACGTATGGAATACCGAGCATTTCACACTTGTCGGGATTCGGTGCGGCAACAAAGCGCACGAACTTCGCATACACGACATCGTGCTTTATTGAATCCGGTGTGATTGATGAAGCCACCCCCCCACCATTTTTATACTTTTCTATAGTGTTGTTACTCATATTCAAATAGATTCTAACACATACCATCAATACTTATCACTTCTTTGCAAGGGAAACAGTGCATTATACATCCAACAAAAAACTATAGTGAAAACTATAACGCCAAAATCTCTAAAAAATAAAACAATATCGAACCCTACCCACCCCGCGCCGCCTGTATTGAATTAGCGCGGGGTATATCTATACAAAGATACAGCCACCCTTACGAGTGGCTGTGGTGTGGACGACGGGAATCGAACCCGCGACCTCTCACGCTTGTGAGCATGAGTGCTCTACCGCTGATGCTACGCCCACCTAGATGCAGATCACCTCCTGTCGTCTTTATCCCTGTTGTTGCTGTTCCCACAGCGCGGGCAGATATTGCAGTAGCCGATGCATGCAAAGACCTCCCTGCCTTTGTCTTTCGGCCCCTCCCGCGTTTGCGGAATCGGGTCAAAATCGAACGCATACTGCTCCGCATTCCTGAACCTCTGGTCGAGCGGCAAAAGTGGCTGAAACTCATTCATCATGACCTCCTGTTTGTCCTCTAATAGTTTACGCCTGAGACATGCAAAAAGCACCCTTCCGAGGTGCTTATGCTATGACCGGTCTCTCACCCCTCCCTGCCACCTGAGGATTGCAGTTTCAAGATAAGATGCGCATGACGTCATGTGGACTAGAAGGGAATTGAACCCTTGTCCGGTAATGGTCTTCAACGATTTCTACGAGATATATGCGAGAGTTTCAGTGCCGCCCACTGTTCGGGTAATCTCCACGATCACCGAATGCTTCAAACCTATCTCCACCAGTGGCCCTTTATATAACAACAAGCAAAGCGACGACCACGAACCTATTTGCTTGCCGACCTTACGCGTATTGTGGTTCCTGTAGGAACGCTGCGTATGGTGATGGTATAGAAGTTTTTGCAACTATGCCTTGCCACTCTTTTAAGAATGTGTGGCCGTTTCTATCTCGCCTCGTATCGAACGGTATCACCGTCGAAGCCTGACTAGCCCTTGTGCCGGTTAATCACCGGCCTACCTACCTCCCACCGCTTTCAAGTATGCACTATACGCTAGGTAGCGACAAGTACAGTTACCCACTGCTTACATTCTGTCACCCTCACTTTTTGCTTTGAGGTTTGAACGATGCTGACCATTCACCTCTACAAGAAACTCACCCACCATCGTCATGAAGTCACTGTCATAGAGCGAGCCATCTGTAGGGTAAAAACAATATTTCCTGAAACCACCATACCACTGAATGTAGCCACAAAGAGCACTATGTTTCACGTCGAACACTTCCCACACCCGCGTCCTTCCTGTCTTCGATACGCCGTGAGGTCGAATCTTTATATATTCCTCAACAGTTTTCTTGCTCATGTTGTAGGAACTATCCTAATCCATATGCCTTCTTCAACAGCGACCTCATGACCTGTTTCACGAGTATGCTTGTGCGCCGCCGGTATCGCTGCTGTCATGCCTTCCTCAATCCAGTCACACTTTGTACAGTGAGCGATGCAATGAATCCTCCCACCCCTCACCTTCTTTGAGTGAAACTTAATCATGATATTTTCTTGCCATCGGCATCAACTCTGTCGGCATTCAGTACTTCGACTCCGAGTACATTGCCATCTTTATCGAGATCAACCATCACTCCCATTGCAACCGAACGTGTCTGCACCACCTTTTCACCCTTCTTTGCACCATTCATGTATACATAAATATCCATATTCTAAGCCGTTACTTGTAGCTTTGCCGCTGCGAATGAGATGCAATTCCCATACATCGGCCCTGATAATGTCGCGGCGATTCTATGCGCCTGAACCGCCAATTTATTCCTGTCCTTCATTGTTCCACGCAAGAAGTTGTACTGCACCCGATACGCCTCGATTTCCTGTGAGAGTCGGAACTTCTCATCTACGAGATACCGCTGCCACCACGCATCCGAGCCGCCTTCATACGCTGTCTGCTGTTTCACGTGAACCAATTCATGCTCCAAAAGGTCTGCAGTAAGGGCATATTTCGTATGAATCTTATTACCTACCGTCACCACCACATCATCAAAGCTCACTCCGAACTGCTCAATGAGTGTCGGCATGATTGCCGGTTCCTCTGAGGTAAGCACGTAGTCGGGTTTCATAACAAAATATAGAACTTGTAAATATCTCTTTCCTTCAAAGTGTGAGTTATCTTGCCCCTGCTATCACTCTGAAAATGCACCATGAATGAGTTGTTTTTCTTCGTGGCAAAGACCTCCATGGTGCGGCCTGTGTCCCGTTTCTTCCATCGCTGCCCCTTGCGAATAGGCCCGAAAAGCATCTTGCCCTCATGCCAGTTTATCGGCACTCGCTCCTCACTGATGAAGTTTCCTGACGTCATGGGTTATAGAATCCTCATCAATCTCGAATCCACAGTGGCAATGTTCCGCGTGAAACAATTCGATTTCACCCGTTGCATTCCACAATTTGAATCCCTGAATAAACTGCCACCAGTGCAAATCCGCAAGCCTGTAATACAGTTCTGCCAATATCGCCTGTACATCGAAGTCATGGTGCTCACGCTTCCTTAGCAACTTCTCCTGTTCCAAGAGAGCGCGGTAGTACGTCTTTCCCTTTATTTTTTTCATTGTTTTTAATGATTATTTCCTCGACTTTCCCATCACCGATTTTCTGAATCGCTGCCTCTGCCTCCTCACGTGTCTCAAAGACCGCGAACGCAATCGGTGAATCATTCTTCTCCATCTTCACTTTAGTGAGTGCAAGGCGCTCACCATTTGCGATTTCATGCACCACTGCAAAGCATTTTCGATATATTCTCATAAGTTATTTTTTACAATACAACGTCTTGCATGGCGGAAACCAAGATGCGGGCCACGATGCTGTACCGGCGTAATCGTTCGGCGGCATGACGTCCTTAAAGGCATCTTTCAGTTGATACAGCACCTTTCGGAACCGTTCTAAATCAGGGTCTACATCGAAGCTCCACTCGAAAGTAAGTTTGTTGATGCGATCTAGGATAGCCCGATTTGAGGCAATTTGCTCCAAGATAGGCATTTCCGTACCCTCTATGTCCATTTTGATGTTCAGTGGCCCTACCACTGCGCCTAGGGCATCCAGTACGTTCACACACGGTACTGTGGTGCTCTGCCCGCCTTGCCATGGCCGTTCGATGCTATTGCGCCATACATTGCCGTGAGCCGTGTTCTGATGCAGTGTCGCGGTCTTGCGCTCATCTGCCACTACTGCCGCCTTGTGTAGCTCGTAGCGACTGTGGTCATGCATACGCATGTTCAGGCTCAATACCTCGAAGTTTTCAGGGTCAGGCTCGTATGCAATCACTTTCGCTGCGCCCTTATGCACCGCCCACGAACTGAACCCGCCCACATTTGCCCCAAAGTCAAACCATGTCTCACCGGCCTCCACAGTGAAACGTACAGGCCGGAATCGCTCATACCCTTTATCGACCACCACTTCATCAATACTTTTCTTGTCGCTCGTGCCTTCGCGAATGAAGAATGTGATGTCCTTCACGCGGTACTCCTTCAAGTTATTTTGGCTCATTTGATTTCACGCGCTTTCGCTCGCGCTGCGTTTTAATGTTTCTAATACGAGCAATCTCATCATCGACGGTAAGACACTCCCACATGCCACGTAGCGAGTAGAACACTGCCGTGAACCGATACCCCTCATCGGAAAGCAACTTGAATGGTGTCACTCCATGCAAAATCTCTTGCCCGTCGAAAAGCAAAATCGAATTGTCGGCAATCTCTAGCCCCATATCGTACTCCGGTAAGGAAAGATGCCCGCCCTCACAGTCGTGTTTGAAAGCGACCATGCATGAGAACACCTTCTTGAAGTTACCGGTATCGAAGTGATATTTGAGTGGATTGTTTTTGTTGATGATGCCGGAAGTGAATGGCGTGTTTGGAATCACCCACTGATCTTCTTTCATGTTTTCGCGCAATGTCTCACTGTGCTTTTGAAAGACCTCCGGTGCGCGTTGCAAGTAAATGCCCGCAATCTTTTGACCGAGTTCCACGATAGCAGCATGTGCCTCAGGGTCTTCGGTAGAAAGTGATGTCGCACTGCAGAAGTCCTTACGCATTGTTACCCGCGGCGCAAAGCCAAAGATGCGCGAAACTGTTTTCAGGCCCGCGGTGCGCTCTGTCTTCTGATACTTGATTTTCTTGAATGCCTCTTTGTACGGTGTAGTATCAAACGGCAAGTGGTCATACACCACCTTCACTTCACCATCGTGCATCAGTGTCACAGGGTCTTTCACGAGCGTCGTGAAGTCACTCACATTTGCACCGCGCAACTTGTAATCCTTATAGTCAAGTTCGCGTAGTTTAGCTTCGATTATTTTCATAGTATTCACGTAGTTTAATGACGGCCTCTGTGTTGCTTTCTACTCCATGCTCCTCCATCACAGTCGCCAAAAACTCGAGCATATCTTCGTACTCAGCCGTCGGGAAGTACAGCACGATTTGCTTGATGCTTGCGTTGTCGTAAATCTCTTTCGCATCCTTCACCCGATTGCGATCTACCTCCTCACCTTTTTGTGGCCCGCGAGCGCGCACATCTGCCATATCGTAGCGCTCAATGAGTGTTTCCAAGCCGGTAGAGTATGCTGTCTCGACGTTGTACATGCCTAAATCGAGGCCACCGATAGAGCGTAGGTCACTCACGAGTGCATCTTCCACATAGAAACCGGCGCGGTCATTGTGTGAAAGTGCATACGACATCATGCCCGCTTCCTTCGATTCGTAGGTGACGGTCTTCCACTTCTTTGTCTCAGGGTCGAGCATTTTCTGCAATTCCCCATTGAGGTAGACAGTCCATACTCCATCATTTTCTTTGAACTCAACAAGCGATACCCACACTTTTTTGAATGTCTCGTACCCCTCTGCAATAAGCTCATGCATAATCAGCAATCGCATGTTGCCTCCGAGCACCACTTTGAAACCATCGTCGTGTGTAATCAAAAGCGGGGTATGCTGTCCGAGCTTCCGCATTTGCTCCTTCAAACGGTCTTTCCCTTTATCGTCAATCGAGCGCGGGTTCTTTTTCCAAGATACCAAGTCGCCGATTGATTCTGTGACACGCTCTGCTGACATATTACGATTTCTTACCTACCGGCACTCGCTGCCCGCCTCCGAGGTCTGCACCACCCATATCAGGGAACACTTCAAGTGGTTCGGTGAGTGCTTCCGCATTCCAGTTTTCTTCAATCGTACCGGCCTTTGCCATGGCAATAAGGTTCTCGATGTGTCGCATGTTATCGACTGCATTGCGAACTTCTTCCATAGAATCCTTCACGAGTTTCGTGATAGTGATTTGCTCCTTCGCACCGGTTTGTGGATTCGTACCATCAATGACGCGCTGCGGTGTTTCCTTCCGGCGCTGCTTCCAGAGATTCAAGTTGATGGTAATGCGCGAAACATAGTCACGCTGCTGATTCAGGCGACGGGTGAGCAATTCTATAAAGCTCATTTCCGTTACCGGATATTCGAATATCTCTGCTCGTTGTTGTGGCTGTGGGAACATATATTTATTTTTTAGTTGTAAACTTTCTTTTCTTCGGGTACGCAATCATGCCAATGTCACGATTGTCTTCATCCTTCAAACCTTTGTGCGGTATACCTTTTACGTGATTGCGATAGTGTGGCTTCTTCACGATGATATTTTTATATCCTACGTGAATCTTTTCTGCCATCCCTTCCTTAATCACTCCGGTGTTTTTGAATAACTCTTTGCGCTCCACGAACTTGTCTGTAGGTACATTGTTGTTGATGTTCCTCCGGCGCTCGTAGTCCTTCCGCATCCGCTTCGCTTTCGCCATCTTCTTTCTCCTCAGTACTTGATTGAGCATTGCAATTTCATTTTAAATAACTTTTAAGATTCACCAACCCATTGAGTACCACTTCACAATCGTTTTGCGTCATGCGAGTGAAGTGTGAGAGCAATATGAGAACCGTCTTGTGTTTCAATCGACTGTTCTCAAGTGCCTTCATCGCGGCATTCAATTTTTCGATGCCCTCGACAATCTCCGACACTGTCATGACGAGGTCTTCGGTAAACTCATCCCCTTTCTTCAACACAATTTTATCATCACCTTTTTTCTTTTTCCCCATGTTACCAGTTTGCTATCCGATAATTGTCTGCGTCTCGAAACTGCCCGCTGATCGCAACGATAAGGTCAATGAGCGCCCATATGCCACTCACAATCGCACCGATGATGGTGCATGTGAGAATGAGCATGACAATGCCGCTGCCGACCTTCCCTACATAGAACCGGTGAACTCCGAACCCACCGAGAAACAATGCAAGCAATGTAGTGGCGAGTCGAGATTTACTTGATGTTCTTTCCATAACTATTCAACGTCGATTGATGCTAGTAATCCCACATGAGTGATGCCCTTGTCATTCACCGGTACATCCTTCGTGTGGTTTTGCGCTTTCTTTAGTGCCTCCTCAAAGGTGAGGGCCACTACCGTGAAGCTATGCTCATTTGCGAGCGTGACACGGTATAGATTCTTTGATGGTGTCATAATGTAATTGTTACTTCTACTCCCACAAACTCACCGCCATCTTTGAAGTCGAATGAGCCTGCGAGATACTTGTCCTGTTTGAATAATGCATCTGCGATTGAACCGAATATATTTTCAGGGTCGCCGTGGTTTCCGCTTCCCCAATGTATCAATAAGTCCATACGCATCGGTCTTTCTTTCTTCGTGCTGAATGGTTTACCGGTCAGTCCGATGTTCCTTAAAATCATCGGCCATGCTTCTGTGTTTCGTGCGGTGTCGATAAGTGTTGCTATCACGTACTCTTTCCAACTCACGTAGCGTTTCGCCTCCGGTGTCCACTGCTGACCTTTTGTTTTTTTCAGCTTCGGCAAAGGATTTCCGTCTATGGAACTGTGATTGCCGCGAATCAGGAAATGCAAGCTCATGTGTTCGCCGTTTGAATGCTTCAAAAGCCCCATCGGTATCGGGTATCCAGTTTTCGGGATTTCTTTTGAGTTTTCGGAAACAGTTTTCATTGAGACAATCGTTGATTCTACAATGCGTTTTAGTCGGTTCATGGTAGCCGTCGTTGTTTATGCGTATGAGTATACGGCCCTGCTCACCACATGCGAAGCAATACTCAGTGAGCATCAGTTCGCCGTCCTCAGTTCGTCGCGCCGGTTTCCTCATGTACTTCAACTTTAAATCTTGCTGATAATTGTGCGAGCATATCTTTCATGTTCCGCATCGGAATATCGACCTGTACTGCATTCTCCTTCCCGCGAAGTCGTATGCTGTAGTTATCGAGTTCCTTCCAGAAGTTCGGGTCATTCTCCATGGCATTCATGAGGCCATTGAAAATCCCTGCAGAAAAGAATACCGACATCGACGGGCCAAACTTTTTGAATCGTGGTGAGGCAAGGAAGTACAACATCAACTGCTCGATTTGAGTTTGTGACATTAAGTTCATTGCGAGTACCCGCTTCAAGTGCATGGTTTCTTTCGGCGACCATGTTGGTGTTACTTTTCTCAC